GTAAACCAAAAACTCCTGTGTATGATAACATTCCAACATAACAGTATAGGCAGTAGTCACGGCTGCTCCACCCATACCACCGTGTCCTAATGCCGTGCTGCCCCAAGTTTGTGGGAACATCGCATACACACCAAAGTCTCGTGTGGTAGGGCGGCGAGTTTTGGCAACGCCTTTATGTTCTCCAGTATCACGATAGTGTTGCCAGTCTCTATCTTCGTACTGAATATCCGAGAATTCTACGTATTGTGCGTGAGCAATACATTCCGCTAAATCAGTGATAGGTTGTTCCGCGTAGTTCATCAGAAGTCACTCCAGTTCATTTTTATTCCAACATTCATTTCAGCATTGCGTTTCGCGGCATCAAAACTAACGAAAGGTCCGCGACTAGTAAACTCATCAAGAAGACCACCTTCAGGAGTGTAGAGCATGTAGTTATCATCAAAACTTTTCTGTATCATCACAGGCTTGATGGAGTTGGTCGCTTCGTTGTATTCATTGAAGGTCATCATGTGAAGTCCTTTCTCTCTATCTCACATCTCTAATGTAAAGAAGGGATCGACTGTTGTCAACCCCTAATCTACACTAAATTCCGTCAATGTACGAATTTTTCATCTTGTTCTTTCGTTTCCGAGCCTTCTGAATGCTGGTCTTCTTTCTGTCGTACCGTTTACTATCTTTTTTCTTGAACCTGGACTCTTCGTCATAGTACTCAGTTTCACGATAGTCTTCGTTTACCCAGTCTTTGAAGTTTTTGTTCTTAGTCATCACTTAGTCTTTTTAGGAATGAAGTTCTCGCCGAAAGCTGCGTTCACTGTATCAACAGTCAACCCTTTCAGAGGGGTTTGTTTGATCATGTCAATCAGGAGATTCGCATCGTCTTTGTCAACAGTCTCCAACATCTGGATGAATAGCGCTTCTCTTCGTGCTTGTGCTATTGTGTCTCCACCAAAGCCCTTTACGAAGTATGTTAGCTTTCGCGATTCGCGAAAGAGCATACCGTGTGACTCTGGAGATTCTGATGGTGTGTAAGGTGGGGCTATACTTGGTAAGTTAATCTCCAAGTTCGTATCATACATCAACTTCAGAATGTTTCGCAATGGTTTTGAGTTGTGCTTCTTCAACCAATCAATCTTTTCTTGTTTCGTTTTCAATTTACACGCCTGATACACAATTTCAGACAAAGATACTGTAGACATTTAAATAATGCTCCTAATGCTATCAAAATTCACTAATGTTCTCCATAAGATTTCTTAACTTGTTCCTGATAAAATAATTAAAAAGCTGGCTACGATCATTTTCGTTTTCTTTATGATACTCTTCAAGAATCTGTTCTTTGATGCCTTCAGGCACTTTGCTCAGATCAATCAAAGCCTCATTTCTTTTCCAGTTACGCTTAATCTCATCAGTCATGTTATTTATGTCTTCAAAAAGTTCAAGACGCTTTTTGGTGATTGGCTTCTGACGTAGACCGATGACAAAGGAGTTGTCGGGTGACATGATGTTTGGAATACCGTCGCCAGAATCGCCTTTAGTGATGTGTTCAAACAAATACTGTTCTGGATCAGAATGTTTGATCCAACGCTTTCGTGCTGGGTCATACTGTTTCACATTCGCATAGATTTGAAGTTGAATGTAGTCTTTATCACTTGACAGAATAAGAATTGGTTTACCTGTGTTCAGTTGTTGTCCTTCTTCGTGAACAATAGTCCCGATAATGTCATCAGCTTCAGCAGTTTCAATCTGAATAACCTTGTAAGGGAAAAACTCTTTTAGTTCTTCTCTCACTTTGTTGAGTGATTTGAAGATCGTGTTCCAATCTAGTTCAGACTCTTCTCGGCTCTTGCGCCGAGACGCTTTATAGTAGGGAAAGTAGCTTCTGCGCCAATAGTTCTTATCATCGGCACAGATAATCATTTCCCCGTATTCTGCCCCAAACTTCATCTTATACGAACGAATCGTGTTGATGATCATGTGACGTAACATGTTTTCGTCTACTTGAGCATTTTTGTGGTTGCCAAGTTGCATCATTAGATTTGCAATCATAACCTGATTCAGGTCAATCAATAACATCGTTTTCTCCTAAGTTGTGATAGTGATAAGACTATCACATTTCACGTGGTCAGTCAAGTTGTATTTCAAGGTCTTCAATGAACATTGTCATAAGTTCTTCAGCATCACCTTCACTATCTTCTTCTTCCGTAGAACCAAAGATTTTCTTGGTTAGATCGTGCAGAGGTGATTCTAATCCTTTCGTGCGACTCATGATAGCTTTGATAGATTCAACCGCACAGATTATGTCATACACAGAATCATAGTTGTCCCTAATGTCAAACCCGTAGTCCTTCATAGCTTCAATAATGTCGGCCATGACAGTTGGTGCAAAATCATCTATGAAATCTTGATCACTCGCAATCTCATTTGTAAGAGAATCAAACTTCTCTTGCATCTTTTTCATTTTGATTTTTTGTAAGTCTATTACGTTATCATTCATTTATAAACCTTGTAGATAATAGTGTCTGCATTGATACGTCCATTTGGAACAGATTCCTTTGTCTTTAGATCCACGAACTCTTTATTTATTTTTGTTTTTGTGGTCTTGGTTGTCTTTGATAGAAACTCCTCAGGTTTGCGCACTTTCTTTTTAGCGCTCTTATCTTCATCAAAGTTCAGAATAGTTGTGCCCTTTATAGACATACCACTAGTTGATTCCGACTCCAGACGTGTGAAAGTCCTGTATTTCACATTGAATAGCCAAACAACCTTTGCTCCGATAATGTCACTAGGATCAACGCTTGCGACTTTATACTCAGTGCTCTCTTTCAGATACTTCACTTTGGAAACGATTTGAGCGGAAGAGACAGCCTTTTTCTTACGAGGCTTACGCGTCACTTTCTTGGCTGACATGTACTTCTCAGCATCAGAAACAATAGACTTCAGAATAGACAGAAGTTCTTTGCGCTTTTTGATTGTCAGGTGACTATACGCTTCAACCAAGTCGTCAGTCTTCTTAGAGACAAGTTCTTGAATCTCTTCCATCTGAGGTGTGTAGTAATCAAGAACACCCTTTGCTGTATTGTAAGCAGCATCCACTTTCTGAAGTTCGTTGTACACCGAATAATCTTCTTCATCAGACAATGGACCAGAAGTCCACGCATCTAACTTAGCGTCAATCTCAGCAATGAAATCGGATGTACGCTCTTTCACAATCTCAGCAGGAGACTTCTTTTGGATTGTGGTGTTGGTGTTAGTCTTGACATCTTTGCGCTTTTGATTACCAAATGCAATGGTGCTATCAATACCTTCTTTCAACCAAGCCATACGCTTTTCGTCAAATGTCGCACCATTCAGCATCATCTTACACATTGAATAGATTGTCATAGATGTGCGCCAAGGTTCAGCAGCTTTGAAGTCTGCTAGTTTAGCTTTGGTGTAGTTCTTTTTGACCCACTCAGCCGCCCACTTGTTTCCTTCTTTAATGTCGTAGAAGTAACCGTAGTGGTGCAGTGTGTCGCGAAACGCTAGTTCAAAGTCTGTGACATTTTCCCAGTCTACAGTCTCACGACCAACGTGCCGTTCTTCTGATAACATCGCCGCGTTACTGCCGCGGCGATGTGTTGGTGTTTTTACAGTCTTTTTAGTGCGAGTTGTTGCTTTACGGGCCATGTTGTCCTCTTATCTGATTCGGTATCAGACTATCACATCAAAAGGTTGTTGACAAGTGCTTTCCAGCGCATACCCTGTCTTTCTGTGTTATAAATGACATCAGCAGAGTGTTTGCGCAATGTCGTTAGTTGCTTCATGTAAGGGTCATTGGTGTTTTGGATTGTAGTCCTCAGCGTGTTGTAAAATGTACTAGCATGTTTGTTGGGGTCTTCAACATAGTCATACATCATGGATAGACCCATAGAAGTCTCGGGTAGTGCCGCCAAAGATGAATGTACTGGGATCAATCCAGCAGACATTGCTTCAATCAAACAGAGACAAGACGTTTCTGACCACGTAGACGGATAAGCAAAAATGTGCGACTTCTTCAACTCTTCGCGAATAACATCATTACTTACTGATTTACTGTATTGAATGCCAGGGTGATTTTCAAGGGCATCAAAGAGTTCTTTGTATGGCTCATCTCTTTGTGGCCAACCATAAAGATCAAAAGACGAAAACACTTTTAGTTCAATGCTTGAACCAAACTCCTCGTAAAGTTTGTCATAAACTGGATACAACAGATTCAGACCACGATGTGGTGTTGAGTAGTAAATCAATGTTGTCTTGTCGTTTGGTTTTTCATGTTGTTCAATAGGCACGATAGAGTTCTGAAGAACAACACCAGCCGACGGTGGGACTCCCAGTTGAATCTCATACATCTGTTTCTGCCAATGTGAGACAAACGCTAGCATGTCAAACTTCTGCCAACCACCGTTCTTTAGATGCTGTACTTCTGGATCACCAGCCAGATCATGTAGAACTAGAATCTTCTTCTTTGTGTCGTCTAGTTCACGTACTCTAGAATGAATGATTTGGACCTGACTTAGCAGGTCAGGTCCTAGCATCTCTTCAATGCGGTGAGCCATGAGTTCAGTGCCACCCATGGCTTTTTTGTTGAGTTCGTTATACTCCATTAGGGAGATCCGTTCCATCAAAGAATCGCAGCTTGTCCCAACGGAAAGATCGCCATGCGTTCTTATCCATGTCCCACACGGCTAGAACGTCTTCTGACTTCTTTTTACCTTTACCAGAGCCTTGATACTCAATAAATGTTTCATCAAGAGTTGCAGTCATTTCGCGTTGAGTTGTATCAACTTTTTCAAAACTTAGAGAAACTACACTTTCTTTCAGTTTATTTACAATTTGTTCACGATTTAGCATTGGCCTTCTCCAAAACCTCCAATAGTATTTTCAATCTCATTAGCAAACTCAGTGTATCCACCGATGTATCTATCATTCCAAAAGATTTGTGGAATAGTCTTTACATCAGGCATTTTCAGCAGGAGTTCATTCAGATTTTTTGCTGTATCAATGTTCTTTTCAACATAGTCTAGATTGTATTGATCAGCAAGTTCTTTTGCTTTCACGCACCAAAGACAACTTGTTTTTGAATAGATTTCAATCACGACTCAGCACCAGCAGTTGAACCCATGATATAGCTACGCCCCTTGCCGTTCTTACCAGCAAGCCACTCTTTCGCGTTGATACGAACCTTGATGAAAGGCTTGTTAGTCTGTTCACGATTCGGGTTTTCAATCGTCATAACAACGTCTTTACCCTTCTCAAGAGCCGCAATCTGATTCAGAATACGACGACCTGAGGCCATGTATTCTTGACGCATTGCACGGCGAGTGGACTTAGCGACATTGCTGCGTTCACCCTTTGAAGTGTAGTTCTTACCCGAGGATTGTGTACCTTTAGCCATTTTATAATCTCCTTAGTCTTTCATTTCACCAGTTGAATGATTGTATTGCACATCTTTGCGACTTCTCCAGTAAATCCAAGAAGTCATACAATGACATGACAGTGATACCTTTGTATCAGATCGTAGAATGAATGTCAAGATAAAATCCGAGATTGGTTGCAGAATGTACTCGCATACACCGTCTATCAACCAAACAAGATTCCACTTATCTTTTCTTTTCCAGCCCCAGTTTCTGGCTGAAAATGTTTGATTTGAGTACCCACCTAAGATAACGTTGAATAGGACTGATAATGCAATGCCTATTCTAGACAGATACTTTACAACTTTCATTTAGTTTCTCCGCATAGCGCTGACATCTACGGCCTGTTCTTTACTTGTGATTGGCATCAGGTTGCTCTTATGCGAGACTGCGATACCTTTCACATAGTCTCCAGTATACTTATTAGTTTTCTTAGAAGAGCCATTACCAGGAATGCTATCACTCAGTCTGACCGAGTTATTCGTAGAGTAGTCTGGTATTTCATTCACGCTTTCGCGGTTCTTCTTCTTACCTATTCCTTGAGATAAGAGCCAAGTCTCATGCCTGGCTCTTGCTTCTTTCAAACGCTTACTGTTGCTCTTTTTGCGCACTCGCGTCAACCCTTATGAACGTCAAACAAGCGGCGAACAAAACCAATCTTCTGTTCAGTTGACCACCCAGACAAATAATCGTTGATGTTATCAAAGATTTCTAACATTTCTTCTTCATCAACGGTTTCAGCTTTACCAATAATATGTTCACCTAGATGCTGTTGACCGAGTTCTTCAATCTCTTCCATAACAACAGCGTCTTCAAGCCAACGTGGGTCGATCTCAGCATCAGTGTTGCCTGTCTGAAGTAGATCAAGAGGGACAGCGTAGACATGATAGAACGTTGAAATAGTTTTTACGATTGCGTATCGTTTTGTCTTCAGCCATTCGTCGTATGACACACGCCCTTCGGGAAGTTGATTAACCATTTTATAATCTCCTATGAAAAGTTTAGATGTAGTTGTGCTATATAGATAAAGTTACCAGGTGGATCTTCGCTTGTCAAGATGTTTTTTACATACTCTGGGAGATGATGACCAAAACGTTCTAGGAACTCTTGGCGTTCAAGATTTTCTGCGCCGTAAGCATACCAACTACCAAACTGTTCAATAAACTCTCTTGCTGCAATTACCTTAGGGGTGTGGCCAGCTTTCAATACGCTTTTCGGTGGATTGGAAGCCAGAACATAATCCTTGTAGTCTTCAGCACGAGGATAGGCCCGAGTAATGAGAATAGAGACTGTACGCCCTTCCCCTGTAGCATAATAGTCACATGCTAGGAACTGATAAAGTTCATCTTCCATTAGAAGTCTTCCTCACCTTGGTATACGTTGAACACAAAGATACCGTTATCACGCCACATTCTCACCACTCTCATGATTAGCACTCTGCAATGGCAGTAAAGTGTTTCATAATAGGACGTTTTACGGGATTCGATGGCCTTTCTACAGTGTCAAAGTACTGATACTCAGTCTTTTGACCCCAGCCACGCTCGGATTCAATAACGGTGACACGGAACTTATAAGACATGGTAGACTCCTTTCATTTCTCATGATCAACAAAAATTTTGAGTGTTCGTCCATCATCTTGAAGGCTGATTTGGACATTTTTAGCACCATACAACACGTATGCTCTGTTTCCAGGTTCAATGACCTCTACTCTAGTTACGTCTGGGTATTTATTCATCTTCTTCACCGCAACTACATTCGTAATACTGTATTCTAGGAATGTCAAACCACTCAATGCAATCTTTATTCACCTACGTTGTATAAGGGATCAACCCAAGCCACCGTTTGCGAACTTTTTGATGTACGTAAGTGCGCCCAAACTCTGTGGTTCGCCTACACTCTGGTAACACCTCGATTGGAATGTAGTCCCAGCCGCAATAGCCACCTGCTACTTTTTCATACGCTTGTTTTTTCATCTTTTTTCTCAACAAATTCGCCATCTTTTACTTTGAGCCACTTAGTGGGCACACTCAGATCACCAACACGTTTAAAGTATGCACGACCACCATCAATAGCACAACGAGAACCTTTAACATTGTGATAGTCGTGACGGTGTTGGCTGTATTCCCAACCGTGTATTCCTTCAATCATACCAAACTCAGCATCTTCAATCTTGTCTGCATTGGTAATCCATACTTTTCCTTGTTCTTCCTTAGGTCCAGTAGAAACAAAATACATTCCAAAATAACGATTACCAAACTCTGGATGCGGTGTTTCCCGATAGAAGATGTCTATTGCTTGAGCTTCATGACCCAAAGCGGAGGTACATATATACTTGATTGGAACACCATCTTTTTCGGAATAGTGTTTGCATACTTTGTCAGTATCAAATAGTGGTCTATGCTGTATGTTCATTTTTAATCCTCAATCAACTCTATCGCTTCAATGTAGCTGGAATACTTCCAACCATAGTTATAAACAGCATCTTCATCGCTTTCGTCGCATGGAACTTCAGTTTCGGTTTCTTCGTCCCACTTGTAGTAGCCTTCGTCATAAACCTCATTATGTTCTGCTACAAACTGTTTAGCCGCTTCTTTGCTGGTAAACGCCTTCTCCGGACTGTTGTCATAATCTGAATAAGGCTCCATAGTAAATGAGCTTACAATGTAGATTTTAGTCATTTCACGCATACTTCCCAATAAGCTTTTTCACATAGTCTTCTGTAGCATCTCCTAGATCCCCATGTTCTACTATGTGACAGATAGAAGCATGTTTAGCAAGACGGCGACCAGCCCTATCGTTATCGCATACAGCGACGACCCTACGGCTTTTTCCCACTGCCCATAACCACTGAGCGACATTAGGAGCCACATCATTAGAAAGACTGGCGATAGCAGAAACGCCAAGATTAGTAAGTCGGCAAGCATCAAAAATCCCTTCTGTGATGAATAATGTATCTGAGAAGTCCCAAGACTCTAGGCCCCAAACACCGATACGACGATCTTTTACGCGGGTAAAGTAGCGACCCTTACGAGGATCGTTGCTCTTTTCTTTACTAGCATTAGGTCGATACTGTTGATAACCAACAATCTGACCACTTAAATTCCAAAGAGGAAAAACAGCCAGATTGTCAGCTTCGTTGACCCAAACACTATGAACGTCTGTGTTCATGTAGCGCGAATGAAGGTGATCAAGAACAGTCATGGCGAACCTCTTTATTACAGTTCAAATGTAATACATAAAGATTCGTTTGTCAACCCTGATCCAACATTTTTTTAGCTTCTTCGGCAAGAGTTTCAATGTGAACAGGGGTGTAATTCCTGAGTTCAACGCACGCTGAAATATACCTGCCAGGGGGCGA